TTCCCATCAGGCGCAGACAAGAAAGACTTACATAGAAGTCACTTTGCTGCATGGAAGTTAGGAACTAAGGGTCTGTACTACCTAAGAACAGAAAGTTCACAAAAGGCAGAAAATGTATCAATGAAAGTTTCGCGTGATGCATTACAAGATTTTGAAACACAAACAATGGAATCACAAGACGAGTGTACAGCCTGCCAGGGCTGATCAAAAAAGGAAAAAAGAAATGAAAGTAGAAATATACAGTAAGTCACATTGTCCATTCTGTGAGAAGGCGAAACATTGGTTCGACTCGCATGGGTATGAGTACACAGAGATTAAGATGGACAACGAAGAAGAACGTCTTGCATTTTATCAAAAAATAAACCCCACTGCTCGATCAGTACCACAAATCTTTATTGATGATAAGTTGGTTGGTTCATACGACCAGTTTATTGCAGTTGCAGATACTTTTGTGAAAAAGCAAGGTGGTGGATTGTTGGAGTTCTCAGAAGCTTACAAACCATTTCACTACCCTTGGGCAGTTGAAATCACAACAAGACATGAGAAAGTCCATTGGATTGAAGATGAACTTGACTTGTCTGAAGATGTTGCTGATTGGAAATCTGGTAAGGTTAATGCAGTCGAGAAGGAATACGTCACAAACATCCTTAGACTATTCACACAGTCAGATGTTGCAGTAGGACAGAACTACTACGACCAATTTATTCCTAAGTTTAAGAACAACGAAGTACGGAACATGCTTGGTTCTTTTGCAACTAGGGAAGGTATTCATCAACGTGCATATGCACTACTTAATGAAACACTTGGATTGTCAGACGCAGAGTATCATGCTTTCTTGGAATACACAGAGATGGCTGACAAGATTGAATTTATGATGGACAGTGACCCGAATACAGTTCGTGGACTTGGATTGTGTCTTGCAAAGTCAGTAATGAATGAAGGTGTCGCCTTGTTCGCATCATTCGTAATGCTGTTAAACTTTCAGCGTTATGGTAAGATGAAAGGTATGGGTAAGGTTGTTGAGTGGAGTATTCGTGATGAATCTATCCATGTTGAAGGTAATGCAAAACTATTCAAGGCATATTGTGCAGAACACCCCCGTATCGTAGACGATGAATTCAAGGGACATATATATGAGATGGCAAGGAACGCTGTTAAGTTGGAAGACAGGTTTATTGACTTGGCGTACAAGCTTGGTGACATTGAGGGACTAGGTGAAAAGGAAGTCAAACAGTATGTTAGATACATTACTGACAGAAGGCTTCTTCAACTTGGACTCAAAGGAAACTACAAAGTAAAAGAAAATCCTCTGCCGTGGTTGGAGTGGGTGCTGAATGGCGCAGACCATACCAACTTCTTTGAGAATAAAGTGACTGAATATGAGGTTGCTGGATTAACAGGCAAGTGGGATGATGTCTACGCTGCATAATGATAACAAGGGACAGGTATAACTATGAGTAGAAAAGAAATTCTATGTGATGGGTGTGATGCAGTTTTTCGTATAGCACATAACATGGACGAATGGAATTATAGTGTAACCTATTGTCCCTTTTGTTCTGATAAATTGAACAAGGAAGAACAGGATGAATTGTTTGATGAACCAGAAGACGAAGACTATTAAATGGTAAACTGGACTTTTGATGGCAGGCCTGTTGAAGAACTGCCAGAAGAGTGTGAAGGGTTCGTATACTTGATAACTAATCTTACTAATGGTAAGATGTATGTTGGTAAGAAACTAGCACGTTTCAAGGTTACGAAACCCCCATTAAAAGGAAAAAAGAACAAGAGGCGTTCAACAAAAGAAAGTGATTGGAAAACCTATTGGGGTTCTTCTGATTACTTGAACGCTGATGTCAAGGAACTCGGTGAAGATAAATTCACCAGAGTAATCCTACATTATTGTAGGAGTAGAGGAATGCTCAGTTATCTAGAAGCAAAGGAACAGTTCGACAGAGAGGTACTTATTAGTGACACATACTATAATGGTATCATCAATGTTAGGGTTGGTAGTTCTAAGATATTGAGAGAAGAGTATACATCAAAGCAATAGTAAGTATGTGTAAATAACTTAATCTTTCGTAGAATAAGTCATTACAGTTGTTATAAATATACGCGAAGACCCCCCCAAGGAGAATCGAAAATGACCTATAATCAGGCCAAGGTGATACTGTGCGTATCGCATAATATTAATTAGGGGATGTATTGCATCCCAATCATTTAAGAGAAAGAAGAGTGATGATAGGATGGAGCATACTGGATTTGTTTAAGCCAAATCCGATACCAAAACATAAGATGGATGTCGTTAGATTCATTAGAATGGAATATGGTAAAGAAGTACAGCATTTACATGACGAAGATGTACTTGCTTTTTATAATACGATGTTAACTAAAAGGAGAACTCAATAATGTCGCTAGGCCTAATTATGAGCCATAACACACAACTTGCGTGTGGGGTTTGTAAGTCATTGAAAAAAGCAATGACAAAGATGCTTGAATTAAGTATCTCAATAACAGAATCATCTGGAAGAGCCAGAGCTGCAAGTGAATTAGTCAATATGGGCTATCACGAAGAAGCGAAGAAACTAATGACGGAGAAAGAGCTATGAATAGTTTGACCTCAACTTATTGTGCGATTTGTACAACCTTATATGATTTGTTCAAAGCCGTCACATCAAAAAATCCATACAACGCTAAAGTGTATGGTGAATTAAGCAAATTAACAGATAGAGACTTGCAAGACATTGGTGTCACCCGTGGTGATATTGAAAATATTGCGAGAGGAAAAAGTATCCCAAGTAGAGGAGTAGACTTATAATGAAAGATGCATTTCTAATGGAAGGATTAAATCGGTGGAGAAAATCGCAACAAGCAAAATGTCGCTCGTTTGCAGGATTTTTAACACTTGAAGGTTTGTAAATTTTCTGTAAATATTTAAAATAAATCCTAAGTCTTTGTTTTCACAAGGACTTTTTTTTGTCTTTTTTTTATAAAACACTTGACTTTTGTTGTAATAACATGTATAATGGTTACATAAGATAAAGAAAGAGAGAGAAGCTATGGAAGATTATAAAGTTGGCGAGAGAGTTGGAGTTAAGTGTGCTGGGACTGATGTTTGGGCTTGGGGTGAGGTTGTTGGAGTCACTGCCAAACGGGTTCGTGTTTATAATGAAGTGCGTGGATTGGTTGGTTTGTACGCTCCATCAAATGTTGAGAAGTACAAGAACTATTACAGTTTTGGTAAGGTTTAGTTATATGCATAGAACAAAATGTTCTAACTAAACAGTTGACTTGTTATGAAAACAATGGTATAATGAGTTATAGAATTGAGAAGAGAGAGAAATTATGAATGAAGTTATTGTTAAACAACTAGTCGATTTTAAGAACTATCTGAAAGATTTTTATGGTGAGGGTGGATGTTATGCAAAGAAAGAGTTCGCTACTGAAACGCAAATTCAATCTGCTATTTTTGACTATTGCGTTGCCTGTAGTGAATCTACACCAGCTGCCACCATGCGTATCACTGGAACGTATGATGAAATGACTTGGGGTGATGGAGACTCGTTAGATCGTGAACGTGTTGCAGCCATTTTGATTGACAAATATGACGTTGAATTGTATTAATTAGGAGAATATATTATGGGTTTATTAGTTAGTGTTTACAAAGATTCAAGTGGAACAGACTGCACCAATGGTGGAGTTTCTTCTAAAGATATTAAAGGGTTGTGCTTGACAAATGTGTCAGGCCCCTTCAATCCTTCTGATGATTACCCTGCCGCTATATTGGTAGTTCGTCATTTTGGGTTCGGTTCTGTACTGTCGATTGTTCCAGAAGAAAACTTCAAGGGACATCATATGTTTGGTGGAAACTACGCCTCAACTTCAGACAGTCGCTTCGGTGAGGCTGCTCGTAAGATGTTAGAACAACCAGAAGCGTTTATCGGCGCTATCCCTATTCACGACAGGTTCGAAGGTTAGTTATATACTTATAACAAAGTGTTCTAACAAAACACTTGACTTTGTTGTGATAACAGGGTATAATGGTTACATAAGATAAAGAAACAAGAGAGTACATATTATGGAACAAAAACTTATTGATTACATCACATCACGCAACGCAGATACCCAAGCATGGGTTGACGCCAAAGAGGGGCGTTTCGCTGGATTCATTCCAACTGACCCTGCTTTCTTTGAAAGTAATGGGTGGACAACACTCAAGTCATATAAGCGTGGTATGTT